GCAGCAGTTAATTAACGCTGCCAAGCAACAGTACGCAGGATACACTGGCGCACCAGCAGATTCATTACAGTATTTATTACAAGCGGTTGGACAAGCTCCAGCAGTAGGCAACGTTACCAAGTCTAATGAATTGGGCTTGATGGATTACTTGAAGTTAGGCGCTGGAATTAAAGCATTTTAAGGGGTAGATGATGGGTATTTTAGATTCAATTATGACTCCTGTAAGTCAAGCAGACGATCCGTTAGCAGAGCGTGAGAAGTGGCTTCAAATGAGCCAGCTTTTCAATAGCTTTACAATGAACCCTCAAGCTAGTCAAGGTTACTATGATAGCCAGCAGAGGGGTATTGAGCGACAGCGTGATGCTATTGCACTAAAGTCTGGTAAAGAGGCTGCTGCCACAAAAGCTAACGCAACATATGCTGCCTTGGAATCTGCTGGTATTTCACCAGAAGTTCTAGCATTAGCTAAGATTAATCCAGCGCTAGGGAAGACCATAACCACTGATTTTATTAAAGCTAAAATGGGTTCTGGGTATATGTCTAAGTTTAGTGGCGTACAAACAGATCCAGTTTCAGGGCAGCAGTTTGTCATTAGGTCTGATCCTAATACCAATAAGTCTGAGAGAATTAATATTGAGGGCGCAATAGCTCAAACTCCACAAGGTAAGATAACTATGGAGTCAGTCGCTCGACTTAAAGAAGCAGATATTGCCAAGGCTACCGATGTAGGTCAGAAAGCGTTTGGTCGTGCTGGCGCAATCGATGAATCATTAACTAAGCTAGAAAGTGCTAGAGAAGCGGTTAATAATGGGGCCAGTTCTGGCTTTTTAGCTAAATTTGTTCCATCATTTAATGCTGCAACTACGCAATTGCGAGCAGCAGCCAATCAACTAGGTATAGATATTATTAACAGCGCCACTTTTGGTGCGCTTAGTGAGAAAGAGTTGCAACTAGCGTTAAGCACAGGTTTGGATTTGTCACTACAAGGTGAAGAATTAAAGAACCATATTGCAGATAAAATAAACGCACAAACAAAGCTCCGTAATGAATTAGTAAAACAGGCCAAGGTGTTAACTAAGGGTGATATTACTTACTCTGCATACATACAACAGTATGGCAGCTCAGGAGCTAGGGAAGTACCTGTTCAAAACTATCAAACACCACAAAATGCTGGTAGTGGCGCTACTGGTACTGGTGGCTTGATACTATCTTCTGCTCAAATTAAAAGCATGACACCACAGCAAAAAGCTGCGTTTGAGCAAATGACTGGCGTTAAGCTACCGTAGCTAAGGAATATTTATGGCATTATCAGATGAGCAGTTTGAGCAATTACTAAGTCAACTAGACGATATTCAGCCTGACGATGAAGTGGCAAGATTAATAGCACAGGGCGCATCATTAGGATTTAGTGATGAAATTGAAGCTTTAGCTCGTACACCATTTCAAAGTGAAAGTTACACAGAAATACGTGATGACTTGCGTAGGAAGATAAACGCCCATAGAGAACGCGAACCAATTCAAGCTATGGCCTTAGAGGGCGTAGGAGCAATGCTTCCAGCAATAGCTACAGCTGGTGCGTCTACACCATTGTCAGTTACTAACGCAGCTAGACCAGTAGTAAGGGCTATTCAACTTGGTATGGGTGAGGGTGGATTAGCAGCTATAGGATTAAGTGAACGTGAAGGTGTTGACAGCTTAAAGGATGCTCCATTAGGCGCTACTGTAGGCGCTTTTACAGGCCCAGCAGGTTATTACGCTGGTAAGCTTGTAGGAGGTGCTTCAGATAGATTTCTAGAGTTTATACGCCAACGTGGTAATACCCGCATGGGTACAGTTATTGAGAATGAGTTAAACCGTTTGGCTGATCAAACAGGGTTATCACGGGATGAACTTTTTGAAAAGATTGCTGCTGGTGAAACCATGTCAGATAATCAAAGCCTACATATGACAGTAAGGTCGTACATGTCTCAAGGTGGCGAGTCAGAATCAATGATAAGGAATGCTGTGCCTGCTAGAGCAGATACTGCACGATCAACTGCTAAAGAAGCGGTTCAGGTTGGTTTAACTGGAGGCACACAAAAGAACGTATTAAAGTTTGCCCAAATGAAAGAAGGTGATTGGAAGAAAGCGCTAGGGCAAGCTTACGACAAAGTTTTTGAAGTTAATGGTAAGAAAGTTGAAGCAAATCCAGATTTAAGTAGGCAGGCTTTAGAAGTAGTTCAGCGCGTACCAGAAGCGCTAACTGAATTAAAAAAACTTTACCAAGTTCGCAACTTAGTGCCATTGTTTAAAACTGCTGATAACGGTGCAATAGAAGTCAGTCGAGTGCCTACATTAGAAGATGTGGAAATAATCAGGCGCATGACAAGTGAACAGGCTCAAGTCGCTGGTCGTGAAGGTCGAGGCGCATTGAAGTCTGAGCTTATGTTGCTAGAAGATAATCTGAAAACAAACATTGATGGTTTTAGCCCAGATTTAAAAGATACTCGCGCTGGTTGGTCAAGAATGGCTGATGCTAGAGATGCTTTTGATAGCGGTAAAAAAGCGTTTACAGGTGATGTTGAAGCCTTCGAGATATTTGCAGAAAAAGTAATGTCTTCTGGAGATCCAGCTAAAATATCAGCTTTCCGTGAAGGCATAATGTCCAGCATTAATAACAAGATGTCTGTTAATGGATCTAAACGATTCTTGGCAAAGCTAGCTAACCCAGAGCTAAGGGAAGGCAGGGTGTTTGCTAATGTATTCCCAGAAGATCAGCAAAAGTCTGCACTTGTTAAATTAGCACTACAAGGTAAGACTCAGTTATCTTATGAACAGATAATAACTGGGCCAAGCACACAGTTAGTTGACGCAGCAACTAAACAGCAAAATCTAGGTATTGGTGTTGATGAGATGTTAAGCGCATCTGCTGGTAATTTAGCATCTGGTATTAGCGTGGGCATGAAGGCGATTAAATCGCTTGCTCCAAATCTAACCGACACTCAACGTAGACAGATTACAGAAGTTCTTTTAAGTGAAGACCCACAATTTGTTAAGAATGCAGTATCAGATAGTGGTAAAATGGCTCAACTACAAGCTAGAGTTAAAAAGTTAACTGATATGATTACTTCTGGAAGTGTTGGAGCAGGTGGATATACAGCAGGTAAGGCTTCTGAAGTTGCCATGAAAGGTCTATTAGGTGAAGTACAGCCAGAAAGTACAACGCAACAAGGTGCAATGTAATGCCGCAAATGAAAGAAGATGATATTCAGGGAGCAATTCAGCAAGCTATACAGGCTGCTATTGACTACGTTGATAGTGATATTAGCCGCCAGCGTGAACGCGCCCAACGCTACTTTGATGGACAAGTAGACCTAGAGCATGAAGATGGACGCTCTAAGGTTGTTTCTACCAAGGTGCGTGATGTTGTACGTGGAGCTAAACCTAGCTTGATGCGTGTGTTTATGTCTAACGATAAGTTCGTAGAGTTCACACCTAAAGGCCCAGAAGACGTAGCTAACGCAGAACAAGCGACAGCATACACTCATTGGGTATTTAATAAGTGTAATGGCTACAACGTACTTAGTAACGCCATACATGACGCTCTAGTTAAGAAGGTTGGTCTGGCTAAGGTTTGGTGGAATACTGAAACCATCGCTAAGACCTACACCTACGAGAACCTATCAGACGAAGAAGTACAGATCCTAGTCAGTAAGGACGGTGTTGAGGTTGTAGAGCATAGCCAAGAAGTAGAGATTGAAGTTGATGAGAGTGGTATGCAGGTTGAGCGTAACACGCACAGCATGGTTATTTCTCATAAGTTTGAAGAAGGTGAGATGGTCATTGAGGGCATCCCACCAGAAGAGTTCTTTATTGATGGTTCAGCTAAATCTATTGATGACGCTTACATTGTATGTCATCGCACAGAAAAACGTGCAGGCGATCTAGTCGCTATGGGATACGATCAAGACGTTGTTGATAACCTATCAGGTCAGGACGATGACACGTTAAGCGGTGAAGAAGAGAAAATCTTACGCTTTGGTGAATCAATCGACACTACTGAAGGTCTAGCTAACGACCCATCTATGCGTGTTATTATCGTTACAGAAGCCTATATGCGTATTGATATAGAGGGTGATGGCGTACCTACACTGCACAAGTTCTTATGTGGTGGTACTGGTTACGAGATACTTGATTATGAAGCATGGGACAAAGTACCCTTTGCTGATTTCCACGTAGATCCAGAGCCACACGCATTCTATGGTCGCTCTTTGGCTGAATTGGTGATGAATGACCAAGACACTACCACTAGCGTACTACGCGGTATACTAGACAACGTAGCCCTTGTTAACACGCCTCGGCTTGAAGTTAACGAAGATATGGTTGAGATGGACGATGTGCTTAATAACGAGATTGGCGCTATCATCCGATCAGAGCAGATTGGCTCAGTAAACCCATTAACAGTACCTTTTGTAGCTGGATCAACTTTACCTGCGCTACAGTATCTAGACATGCTTGTTGAAGAGAAAACAGGTATTAGTAAAATGTCTATGGGCCTTAACGCTGATATGCTTCAAAACACTTCAGCCACAGCAGCAGCACTAACTGCACAAGCTGGAGCAGGTCAGGTTGAAGTGATGGCGAGAAACCTCGCTGAAGGCACTAAGCGCTTATTCCAACTAATGCTACATGTAGCTGTTAAAAACTCTCCTGACGAGCAGATGATGCGTCTGAATGGGCAATTCGTGCCAGTAGACCCAAGTGTTTGGGATATTGAGATGGATATGGAGATTAATGTTGGCTTAGGAACAGGTCAGGAAGATGTTAAAGCAGCAGCACTTATGCAAACATTTGCCACACAGCAGCAGATTTGGCAGACTTATGGCCCTACTAATGGCCTAGTAAGCATGACACAAATGCGTAATACCTTAGCAGATACTTTGGCTTTATCTGGGTTCAAGAATGCAGATCGATATTATGCACCCATGAATCCAGAGACTGAGCAGCAGCTTATGGCTCAGATAGCAGAAGCAGAAGCACAGGCAGCAGCACAGCAAGGTCAGCAAGGCGACCCAATGGCACAAGCTCTAATCGAGGCAGAGCAGATTAAAGCTCAAGCTAAGTTGCAAGGTGATCAGATGCGTATGCAGGGTAAGATGCAAGCTGACCAGATTAAGGCTCAAGCCACTATGCAGGTTAAGGGTGCAGAGATGCAATCCGCACAAGGCAAGGAATTAGCTGAACTACAACTAAAGTATCGTGAACTACAAGCTGGTGATGACCTAAGTCGTGACAAGATGAACCAAGATCTTCTAATTGAAGCAGCCAAGATTCTGGGTCAGTACGGTAGTGCCGTTGATGTTGAGCGAGTACGGGCCATGCAAGCAGCTCCAAGAATGGGTAATTTGTAATGATTAGTAAGTCTCAGGCTGAGTATTTGCTCAAAGATGATACTTTTACGACAGTATTTGATATAATCCGACAGGATCAGGTCAAAAAGTTCTTAGGATCTTCTAGGCTTGATACTGAGGTACGAGAAGAGGCCCACGCAATGACGAGGGCATTAAATGAGTTCGAGCATACTCTCAAACGTATTATTACCAATGAGGTTATGCAAGACAAACGCAGCAAATAAAGGATAGCACCGTGGAAACGACTAACCAAAGCGTTGAGAGCGCAGTTGAAGCGTTAATGGCTCCAGTGGAGTCAGAGACAGCGGAAGTAGAATCTACCGAAACCGAAGGGTATGAAGTAGAAGAAACGGAGGCTGAAGATGAAGCCGAAGTTGAAGGATCTGATGATGACGATGTAGTCTACACAGATGACGAAGATGAAGGCGAAGAAGAATATGAAGCATCGGATGAAGAAACCGCCGATCAAGTTGAGCCTAGTACATTCTCTATCAAAGTTGATGGTGAAGATGTATCAGTAACTCTAGATGATCTAAAGCGAGACTACTCAGGCCAGCAATATATTCAGAAGGGCATGAAGCAAGCAGCAGAGGCTCGAAAGCAAGCCGAGGTAGCCTATAACGGGTTAAATCAGCAGCGCGAGCAGCTACAGCAACTTATGCAGCAGGTTCAGCAGCAAGGTGTAATGGTACAGCCTACTCCACCCACGAAGGAGCTACTGGCAGATGACCCATTAGGGTACATTGAGGCAGACGCTAACTATCGTGAAGATATGGGCAGGTTCCAACACCAGCAACAGCAATTAGCACAGCAGCATCAAGCTATGCAGCAAGCGCAAGGACAGGCTAATAAAGCCCACTTGCAGGAGCAAATGAACGAATTGACTAGAGCTATTCCAGATTTTGGGGACGCTACTAAAGCTCCTAAAATGAAAGAACGCTTAGTTAAACAGGGGCTTAGTGAAGGCTATAGCACTGAAGAGATTGGCGGTATTGTCGACCATCGCGCCATGAAAGTTCTACATAAAGCTATGATGTACGATCAGATGATGGCAGGTACTTCTACAGTTGAAGCTAAACTAAAGAAGGCTAGACCATTAATGAAAGCTGGCGCTAAGAAGCAACCTGATTCT